TGCTGAATCTAAAATTGATAAAGTATTAACATCTTATTTTCAAATTTCAGAATCTGAAAATAAACAAAAGAAACAAAAATTGGTTGAAACAAAAAAAGTTGCAGTAAATTCAATTAAAAGACTTTCTGAAACAATTGAACAGGAATTAGCGGCTGAATTTATCGTAAGAGAAAATTCAAACTATAAACTCGTTGGTAAAACAAACAAGAAAAACTTGGTGTTTGAACACAACGGAGAACAAATCAGAGTAACTACAAAAGGTGAAGTTTTATGAGTTATTTAATCTATATTAACGGACTCGGTCCAAACTATAGAGGAGATAACATGTATGAATTTATCTTTAGTGATGAACTTGATGTTTGGGGTGATGATTGGGATGCAAAACCAGCAAATGGTTACCCACAACCACCTGAATTAAAATACATAAAACAAGTTGGACAGTTAAAAGAAACTGACATTCAACTTGAACTTATACAAAATTGTGACTTCATGGGAGTTACAGACGCGATGGAAGATATCATCGCGTTAGCCTGGGAAAAAGATGAAACGTGTGAGGACAAAACTAGACTTGTCTTTCGTTTCGGAGAAACCATAGAAAAAGTAAAAGATAAACTGTACGAGAGAGACCTCATATTAGAATTTGAAAAACAAATTGTTTATGAAAAATAAAATACAACATTTAATTAACGCTGGATTATCCAAAAAATTATTAATTAATTTGTCTGAAGGACAAGTTAATCAATTACATAAAAGAATGGTTTCTGAACAACCTCAATCAGGAATTACTATGGTTCCTGCAGGAGATACTGCAAAACAAACTCAATTAAAACAACAGAAAAAAACTTATCAAGTTTATGAAAAGGAAATTGATGAAGATGATACTTTAGATGTTGTTAAAGACCCTGACGCTACTGAAGATGGTATGGGTATGTTTGAAACTGAAATTGGTGAGGGTAAGAAAAAAGAATCAAAGTATAATCCTTGGGCTATTTGTACATCATCAGTTGGTAGAAAAGATAAGAAGAAATATGAAAAGTGTGTGATGGATGTTAAAAAGAATATCAAAGAAGGTAAAAATCCACATCAAGTAATAGTTGAAATGGCTTTAGAAAAAATGATTGAAAAGCATATTTCTCCAAGAATGACAAAAAAAGATTTAATTGATACTTTAACTGAATCAGGAATAATTCGCAGACCAATGACAAATATGGTATTAGGATTTGCCGATGAGAAAAAAATGGACAAACCGGTAAAAAAGTCATATACTTCTTCTATGAAAGAATCTGACACTAAAACGGCTCCTCCAAAAATTAAACCAGGAACTAAAGAAAAGCCCGGTACTTTAGACCCGTTTAAAAATCCAAAACATCAACCTAAACCAAAGGCTGAAGTGAAAGAATCTGATACTAAAACAGCTCCTCCAAAAATTAAGCCAGGAACTAAAGAAAAGCCCGGTACTTCAGACCCGTTTAAAAATCCAAAACATCAACCTAAACCAAAAGCTTTAGACCAACCGGCTAAAAAAATGGGAACTGTTGAAATTCCAGATTATTTAACATTTGACCAATTAAAGATTAATTTTAAAGACCAATAATGACTAAACGTAGACTTAACGAAGCTCCTCCAATTGATTATGGTGATAGACCAGAAAGAATGTCACCTGATGTTGAAGACAAAATTAATAGAGGTGAAACTCCTTTATCAAAAAATCCTGCGTTTCCAAATATTGCGGCCGGTCAAATACCCCAAACATTTGAACAATTAATAGCATCTAAACGATTTAAAGATGTTGTTGATAAAGTTAAAAGATATACTGGTCAACAAAATATTTCAGGACAAAACGCCTTAATGCAACTTCAAACGGCTATGATGAGAGCTGTTCAAACAGTGTTTCAAATTCAAGATAACAACAAAGAATATTTGGAAAATTTGTCGGTTGATTTAGTTAGAAAAGAAATGGGTGTTAGACCTGACCAATTACAATATGATGCCAAACTTGTAGGTATGGGTCAAATTGATATGAGTGGGTTTTCAAAAGAAGGTGAAGAACCTGAAGAAGAAGAAATAGAACAAAATTTTCAACAACAAGAAGAGGATGTTGAAGATTTTATCACAGCATTTGAAAGATTTGATATTGAAAAGGCAAAAAGAAGATTTATTAACGCTTTGATTCAAGGTTCATCTAAAAAAGGACATTATATGTTTGAATTAGTAAGAGATGAACTTGATAGACTTGACCCAAGATTATTAAATTTGTATGGTGTTATTATGTCGGTTAATGATTTGATGTATTGGGTATTACCTGATGAAATGATGGACATGATGATGAGTCAAAATGGTGTTGGAGGTAAAGAAGAAGTTGATATTGAAACTGACCCGCCAACAGTTAAAGCACGTGGTTTATTTTTTCCTATTTTAATTCATGAATTAATTAAAGGAACCATGGAAGTATTAGGTACTCAAGGACTTCCTGACGACCCAAAACAAGCCGAAATGGTTATGTCATCTACAGATACTTTAGCAAATGAAGTTTGGGATTTAAGACTTGGTCCAGTAATATGGGAAAAATTCTTAACATCATATCCTGAACGTTTATTTGATGAAGATAAAAAATTCATACAAAGCTACCTATTTGCAAGATTTTCAGCATTATCTGCTGACGAATTTTTCAATTTAGCAAAAATGATTTTAAGAGGTGATGCAAAAGCAACATCTATCTTAGACAAAATGGTTACAGAAATTGTAAATCATCTTAATGAAGTTCATAGTAATGACGATGATGATTCATCGGACTATGATAGTGAAGATGATAACGATGTGGATGGACCTGATGATTTAAGTGATTTAGATGATTTCTTAGGTAGTTTAGGTATAGACAGGTCCTAACACTAACCTTATATGGGTTTCACCAAAGAACAACTATTATTAGAATATACAAGGTGTATCAAAAACACACCATACGCTCTTAAGACGTATCTTCAGACTTATGATAATACTCAGTCAAAATACGTACCTTTGGAGTTGTTTCCTGACCAAGTTAATTTAGTTGAGGATTATGAATCCTACAACGAAAATATTGCATTAAAATACCGTCAGGCAGGTGTTTCTACGGTGACTGCCGCTTGGGCAAGTAAAAGACTTGTATTTGCATCAAAACAAAGACCTGAAAAGGTTTTGATTATTGCAAACAAATTGGATACTGCCGTGGAAATGGCAAACAAAATACGTGGATTTACTGAACAATGGCCTTCTTGGGTTGGTGTAAGTTTTTCACCAGATAAAAACGCGGCAAGACATTTTAAATTAACAAACGGTTGTGAAGTTAAAGCCGTTGCAACATCAAAAGATGCACTTCGTGGTTATAGCCCCACTATGTTGATATTTGATGAAGCTGCGTATATTGAAGCTGATGGTGATTTCTGGGCTGCCTGTATGGCTTCGTTATCTACGGGTGGTAAAGTTGTTGTTGTATCAACACCAAACGGCTATGACCCAATTTACTATGAAATCTACGAACAAGCCAATCGTGGGATGAACGATTTCAAGATTACTGAAATGTATTGGTATCGTGACCCTCGTTATACTAAAGATTTATATTTGGTTAAAACAAATGAAATTATTCATTATTTGTTAAACCGTGAAGAATATACAGCCGACAGTATTATTGATTTTTCAGGTCGTGACCCCTATGAAAGAAATTATGATGAGCTAAAAGCTTATTTTGAGTTAGGTTACAGACCATGTTCCTCTTGGTTTGAGGCGATGGTTAAAAAACTTAAATATGATAAACGTAAAGTTTCTCAGGAATTAGAATGTAATTTCTTGGGTTCAGGTGATAACGTATTTGATTCTAACTTAATTAAAAATATTACTGATAATATGATTAAAGAACCCATGAATAAAATGATGGGTGGTGGACTTTGGATATGGAAAGAACCTGAAATGGGTCACAGATATATTATGGGTGTGGACGTTTCTCGTGGAGACTCTGAAGATTATTCAACATTTCAAATTTATGATTTTGATGAAAGGGAACAAGTTGCGGAATATATTGGAAAACTTCCACCTGATGTATTGGCTGAAATTGCCTACAAATGGGGTAACATGTACAACTGTTTTATAGTGATTGATATCACAGGTGGTATGGGTGTTGCAACAGCTAGAAAACTACAAGAACTTGGATATAAAGATTTGTATGTTGACGGTGTTGATTTTGGAAATAAATGGAAATATGACCCAAAGGCGGCTGAAAAAATACCTGGTATTAATTTTAACAACAAAAGGGTTCAGATTATTGCGGCACTTGAAGAAAGTTTAAGACACGGATTAAAAGTTCATTCATCAAGATTATTGAATGAAATGAATACATTTGTTTATATCAATGGAAGACCTGACCACATGAAAGGACAACATGATGATTTAATCATGTCTTTGGCTATGGCGGTGTATGTATCAGATTCATCTTTTTCACAACTCACAAAGGTTACAGAACAGGCAAAAACTATGTTGGAATCTTGGACTGTTCAAAATTATGAACAACCAAAAGAACAATATTTCAATCCAGCAATGCCAAATATGAATTTCAAAGATAATCCCGCATATAGAAATCAACCTTCAAAAAAAGATTATGAACAGTATTTATGGGTATTCGGCGGAATGAAGCGTTGATAAAAAAATAATATAATATAAATTTTTAATATGGAGCAAAAAAACTTGACAATATGGCAAAGATTATCCCAAGAGTTAGGACCTAATTCTTTGTTGGGTCAAGACATACCCACATATAAGTTTGATAAAAAAGAACTTTTAAGAACTCAAGATAAAGCTGAGTACGAAAAACAAAAACTTCAAGCACAACAAACTTTTTATATTACAAGCCAATGGGCTAAGATTGAAAACAATCTTTATAGTCAAGCGGTATATTATGAACCAACTCGTTTGGCTTCGTATTATGATTACGAATCAATGGAATATACTCCTGAGATTTCAGCGGCTCTTGATACTTACGCCGAAGAATCTACAACGGTAGATGAAAATGGTTATATGTTACAAATTTATTGTGATTCACCAAGGATTAAAGCCGTTTTGGGTGATTTATTTAATAACGCTTTGGATGTCAATACAAACTTAGCAATGTGGACTCGTAATACCGCAAAATATGGTGATAACTTTGTTTTCTTAAAGTTGGACCCTGAAAAAGGTGTTGTGGGTTGTTTACAATTACCAAACATTGAGGTTGAACGTATTGAAGTTGGTATGAAAGGTAGAGCCACTTCAGGTTATGGTGGACCAACAGCATCAAACGCTGGTGTTAAAAGTCTTACATTTACTTGGAAAAACAAACAACTTGAATTTAACAGTTGGGAAATTGCTCACTTTAGATTATTGGGTGACGATAGAAAACTTCCTTATGGTACATCTATGTTAGAAAAAGCAAGACGTACTTGGAAACAATTGGTATTGGCGGAAGATGCAATGTTAGTTTATAGAACATCAAGAGCACCTGAAAGACGTGTGTTTAAAGTGTTTGTTGGTAACATGGATGATGCGGATATTCAACCATACGTTCAAAGATTTGCTCAACAATTTAAGAAAGACCAAGTTGTTGACCCTCAATCAGGAAACGTAGATATGAGATTCAACCAAATGGCGGTTGACCAAGATTTCTTTGTTCCTGTTCGTGACCCAGCGGCACCAAATCCAATTGATACTTTGCCAGGAGCACAAAACTTATCAGAAATTGCTGATATTGAATATATCCAAAAGAAACTTTTAACAGCGTTAAGAATTCCAAAAGCATTCTTAGGGTTTGAAGAAGTTGTTGGTGATGGTAGAAACTTATCATTACAAGATATTCGTTTTGCTCGTACAATTAATAGAATTCAAAAATCTATGGTTGCAGAACTTAACAAGATTGCAATCATTCACTTATTCTTATTAGGTTTTGAAGATGAATTGGGTTCATTCCAATTGAGTTTAACTAACCCATCTAAACAAGCTGATTTACTTACCATTGATGTATGGAAAGAAAAAATGTTGTTGTATAAAGATGCTGTTGCACCAATTGAAGGTATTGCTCCAACATCACAAACTTGGGCTAAGAAACATATTCTTGGATTCTCGGATGAAGAAATCAAATTAGATTTACAACAACAACGATTGGAAAAGGCGGTATCAATTGAAATTCAAAATACAGGTAACGTTATTACTAAGACAGGTATCTTTGATAGTCTTGATAGATTATATGGAAATAAGAGTACTTCAGGAGCAACTGAAAATCCACCAACAGAAGGTGGGGGATTTGAAGGATTTGGTAATGAAGCACCACCATCAGAAAGCTTTGGAACACCTTCAGCTGAAAGTATACCATCGGCAGGTGGAGAAACACCAGCAGCAGGTGGAGTTACACCCGAGTCAGTTAAAAAAGACATGAATATTATCTTAGAACGTGAAAATATTTATGGTGTTGATGACATTGATTTGGAAAGGGGTAGTCGTTCTTTAGGAGAAATTGAAGATTCTCTTAGAAAACTAATAGATTGATATATTTATTAATAAAACCTATTATGAAATTTGGACAATTAATGAGTAAGATAGAAGAGTTATTAATTAACTCTTATGTTAATGAAACGGCTAAAATTGAGTTGAAAAACTTTAGGCATTTGGTATTGGAAAATAAAAATGCCAGTACAATGTTTTACATTTATACTGAGTTGTCTAAGAAAAAAGGTTATGAAAAAGAAATCGCCGAATCATTTATTAATGAATCTTTAAAACACATTGAAAATTTTTTACCAAAATTAAAAACACAACGTATTGAATATTGGGTTAAAGATGTGGTGTGTGAAAATAACTACAAAGATATTGACAATATTGTTTATGGTACTCCAGACAAAATTATGGAGACTGTT